TTCTTGACAGAGCCGTGTCTAAATTTGTTCCGGCAGATGATCTGATAGTTCCATACACTGCAACATCTTTAGAAGATGCAGATTCAATCGTACATGTTTTAAAAATGTCAGAAAATGAATTAAGAAAAAAACAAGTATCTGGTTTTTATAGAGACATAGAAATTACACCAGGCTATGCACAAGAAACAGAAGTAGAGAAAAAAGAAAGAGAACTTGAAGGAGTCAAGAAAACTAGAGACGAACAAATGTTCACTATTCTAGAAATACATACAAATATTGACCTAGAAGGTTTTGAAGATAAAGATCAAGAACAAAACCCGACAGGGATTAAACTTCCTTACATTGTAACAGTCGATACATCGTCAAGAGAAGTTTTATCAATTAGAAGAAACTATAAAGCAGAAGATCCAACAAAAAGTAAAGTAGAATATTTTACACACTTTAAATTTTTACCGGGCCTAGGTTTTTATGGTTTTGGATTAATTCACATGATCGGTGGATTATCACGAACTGCAACGAATGCACTTAGACAATTATTAGATGCTGGTACATTTTCAAATATGCCGGCTGGATTTAAGCAAAGAGGTATTCGTGTTAGAGATGAAGCGCAATCGATTCAACCTGGAGAGTTTAGAGACGTAGATGCACCTGGAGGAAATATCAGAGACGCATTTATGCCTTTACCTTTCAAAGAACCATCAGCAACATTATTACAATTAATGGGAATAGTGGTTCAAGCAGGACAACGATTTGCCGCCATTGCTGACATGCAGGTCGGTGACGGCAACCAACAGGCCGCTGTTGGAACGACCATTGCTCTTTTAGAACGTGGTTCCAGAGTCATGTCAGCCATACATAAAAGATTGTATGTGGCGCTTAAAAAAGAATTTGTTTTATTAGCTGATGTATTTAAAACTTATCTTCCACCAGAATATCCTTATGATGTTGTAGGTGGACAAAGAAATATTAAAGTTGCAGACTTTGATGAAAAAGTAGATATCTTACCTGTTGCAGATCCAAATATATTTTCACAGTCACAGAGAATTAGTATGGCACAAACAGAATTACAACTTGCAATGTCTAATCCACAAATGCATAACTTATATGAAGCATATAAGGATATGTATTCTGCAATCGGTGTAAAAGATGTAAATAGAATCTTACCGCCGCCTCAACAACCAATGCCAATGGACCCAGCGGCAGAAAATATTATGGCAATGAGTGGTAAACCTTTTCAAGCATTTAAAGGCCAAGACCATAGAGCACATATTACTTCACATTTAAATTTTATGGCAACTAACATGGCTAAAAATAGCCCTGCGATTATGGGTGCACTACAAAAAAATATATTTGAACACATTTCTTTAATGGCACAAGAGCAGTTAGAGATAGAATTCAGAGAAGAAATAAAACAATTAATGCAAATGCAACAAATGGCACAACAAAATCCTCAAATGGCACAGAGTCCTGAAATTCAACAACAGATAATGCAAATGACTATGGGTATTGAAGCAAGAAAAGCCAAATTAATTGCGGACATGACTCAAGAATTTAAGGAAGAAGAGAACAAAATTATGGGTGATTTTGGAAATGATCCAATTGCTAAGTTAAAAGCAAGAGAATTAGACCTTAGAGCCATGGATAACCAACAAAAACACGACGAAGCTGATCAAAGATTGAATTTAGACAAGACAAGAGCTATGATGAATCAGTCAATGCACGATGAAAAGCTTGAACAAAACGAAGAATTAGCTAAATTAAGAGCTGATACGTCTATTGAAAAGACAATTTTAAGTAAAACAATTCCATCAGCACCGAAAATGGGTGAAATGCCTGGAAATGTTGCTATAATCAGAAATAGAGGAGAATAAATATGAAAAAAAATAAAAAAAACAGTCACGCAGGTATGACTCATGTAGATCATGACATGTTCTTGAACAAGGACGGTTTACGAAATGGTGGAGTTGAGGTTGAGGTGTCAAATCCTACTGAAACTCAGTCAGTTCAAGTAAAAGGTCAAAGAGCAATGCTTGCAGAAAAGAAAAGCAAAGCAGATTGGTACTAATATGTGGTTATCGGCAATTAAATTAGCCGTTTCTGCTGGAAGTAAAATATACGCTAACAAGCAGAAGACGAAAATGGCAATGTCTGAAGCACAATTAATGCATGCAACTAAGATGGCTCAAGGTGAGGAAGTTTACCAAGGAAAATTATTAGAGGCAAGGCAATCGGACTGGAAAGACGAGGCGGTCCTCGTAATATTAAGTTTGCCCGTGTTGGTGCTTGCGTGGGCGGTCATATCAGATGACCCAACAGCGATGGACAAAGTAAAATTATTCTTCGATATGTTCTCTCAGCTTCCGTCATGGTTCACAAATTTGTGGATCCTTGTCGTTGCGTCGATTTATGGTATAAAGGGTACGCAAATATTTAGAAACGGAGGTAAAAAATAATGGCAAAGAAAAAACTAAAAAAACTTCTTAAGGGTTTAGGAATTGGTGCCGCTCTTTTAGGTGCTGGTAAAGCTTTAATGAACAAAAAACCTACAGCTAATGTAAATAGCGGAAGAGGTGGAACAAGTTCTAGCGCTATAGCTAGACAACTAGCTAACATGGAAGAATCAACACCGGTATATCAAGACGATATTATGAGAGGTGGATCTGGTGTTAAAAACATGAGAAAGATTCCTGGAATGATAGTTGAAGGAGATAGATACAGTATATTAGATAGCATGGGTTTTAAAAAAGGTGGTAAAGTTAGAAAAACTAAAAAGGGCGGTAGAGCTGTAAGAAAAGCAAGCCGTAGCAAGAAAAAATAATGAAATCAAAAAAGAAAATACCTGCCGGTAAAAAAGGTAAGGGCATAAGAGCTCTTAAAAAGAAAGCACCACAAGTTGCAAAACGAATGGGGTATAAAAAAGGAATGAAGGTCTGTGGCTAAACTTTGTGCAAAAGGCAAAGCAGCCGCTAAAAGAAAATTCAAAGTATATCCTTCAGCATATGCTAACATGTACGGTTCAGCCGTATGTTCGGGTAAAGTTACACCAGGCGGCAAGAAGAAAAAGAAATCCAAGAGAAAATAATGGCTGAAGGTGGTCTAAGAAAATGGGTCAAAGAGAAATGGGTGGACATTGGAGCACCGAAGAAAAACGGAAAATATCAACCATGCGGGAGAAGCAAAGGCTCAAAAAGGAAATATCCGAAATGCGTTCCACTTGCAAAAGCCACACGGATGACAAAAGGGCAAAAGGCGAGTGCTGTCAAACGAAAAAGAGCAGCTGGTAATCCGGGCGGTAAACCAACTAACGTAAAAACATTCGCATGAGAAAAAAAGAAAACCCTATAAGAAAAACCACTACAGGTAAGGGTGCTAATTATAGACCAACAAAATCTGGAGCTGGAATGACAGCAAAAGGTGTAAGAGCTTACAGGGCAGCAAACCCTGGAAGTAAATTAAAAACAGCCGTGACTGGAAAAGTGAAGCCAGGATCAAAAGCTGCTAATCGTAGAAAATCATACTGCGCTAGATCACTAGGACAATTAAAACGGTCATCAGCAAAAACTCGTAACGATCCTAATTCTCGTATCCGTCAGGCACGAAGAAGATGGAAATGTTAGATCGATTTATCTATAGATTTTTTGGTTCTCTAGATAATTTTTTCAATTACATTAGCCATCTTTTTAAAAGGAGAAGAAATGAGAAGAGCAATACTAGACGCACTAAGAGCTAGATACGAAGCTGATATTGCAGAAGCAGATGCAACTGCAAATATCTTTTTAGATAACTCAGTAGGTATCGGAGAACATCCACAACACATAGAAGAAGTTAATAAACAAATAGAAAAAATAGCTGCGGCAAAAGAGAAGATAGATGTTTTAGATCAGTTTGAACCAGAAAGAGGAGAAACACTATAATGGATTTTGTAGAGAAAATAAGAAGAGTAATTAAAATGAGACACGATGATGTCGTAGTTGCAATGACTAATGGTAATGTTGACAGCATGGAAAAATACCAGTATATGTTAGGACAAATACGAACTTATCAGTATTTATTACAGGAAATATCCACCCTGCTAAAAACAAAGGAGCAAAATGACGAACAAGGAACAATTATCAGCATCAAACCAAAAGATAGTTCTACCAAATAAAGAACTAGTTGGTGTTGGAAAAGAAAATAAAAAAGAAATAGACGAATCATCAAAACTTCCAGAACCGACAGGTTGGAGGATTTTAGTTTTACCTTTTAAACAAAAAGAAAAAACTAAAGGTGGTTTAATACTAGCAGACGAAACAGTAGAACGATCACAAGTAGCATCAACTTGTGGATTAGTTTTAAGAATGGGTCCACACTGCTATGATAAAGAAAGATATCCAGAAGGACCTTGGTGTAAAAAAGGTGATTGGATTATCTTTGCAAGATATGCTGGATCACGAATTAAAATAGATGGGGGTGAGATAAGACTTTTGAATGATGATGAAGTTTTAGCAACCGTGGAAAACCCTGAAGATATATTCCACGAATTTTAACAATCATAGGAGATACTATGCAAGAAGAAGAAAATAAAGTAGTTGATATCGACACATCTGGTCCGGGTGCAGAGGTACAATTACCAGAAGAAAAAACAGAAGGGGTTGTAGAACAACCAACAGAGGACAAAACATATGAAAATGAACGTGAAACAAAACTTGAAGACGGTGGTATCGCCGGCGACTCATCTGAGAAACCTGTGGAGCAGTCTGATGTTCAAGCAAGTGATAAACAAGAAGACAACAGTAAACAAATTGAAGAGTATTCTGAAGGCGTTAAAAAGCGAATAGCTAAATTAACGAAAAGAATGCGTGAAGCTGAAAGACAAAAAGAAGAAGCTTTACGTTTTGCTGATAGTATTAAAAGGGAAAGAGACCAATTTAAAACTACAGCAGATTCTTTAGATAAAAATTATGTTGCAGAAATGGAAGGAAGAATCACTTCTTCTATTGCAGCGGCTCAAGAAAAATTAAGAGCTGCTAGACAGAATGAAGATTCTAAAGCTGAGACAGAAGCTTTAGCCTCTATTTCTCAACTTGGTTATGAACAAGGTAAATTAGCTGAGTTAAAAACTCAACATCAAATGCAGGAAACTGCAGCTAAAGAAACACTTGTACAACAACCATTATATCAACAACCACGACAACAGGCTCAAACTCCACCTGATCCAAGGGCAGAGGACTGGGCTAGTGATAATGAGTGGTTTGGTAAGGATAGTGCAATGACGTATACAGCGTTCGATTTACACAGAAAACTTACCGAAGAAGAAGGAATTGATCCTAGGTCAGAAGAATATTATGAGGAAATCGACAAAAGAATTAGGTTGGAATTTCCACATAAATTTGATAAACCTATGAACAAACCGGTTAGTAAACCTACACAAACCGTTGCCTCTGCAACGCGTAGTTCAAAGACTAGTCGTAAATCAGTGAGACTCACATCATCTCAAGTAGCAATTGCTAAAAAATTAGGTGTGCCACTAGAAGAATATGCGAAACAACTTATGAACACGAAGGAGGTATAGGCATATGGAAAAGAAACAACCAACTCGTGCGAGCCAAACAAATAAAAGTGATTCAACAAAAGTTGAGACACAAGCAAAAACGGTAGCTCCAAAAGAGAGACCAAAAGTTTGGACTCCACCATCGTACTTAGATACGCCCAACGCGCCAAATGGATATAGACACAGATGGGTCAGGGTAGAAATCCAAGGATTCACTGATACAAAAAACATACAAGGACGCTTAAGATCCGGGTATGAATTAGTAAGATCAGATGAATATCCAGAAGAGGACTTTCCAACTATCGCAGATGGCAAGTACGCAGGGGTTATCGGGCACGGAGGCCTTGTGCTGACAAGGGTACCAGAGGAGATCGCGCAGCAAAGAACTGAATACTATGCTAAACAAGCACAGGAACAGCAGGCTGCAATAGACGCCGATCTTGCAAAGGAACAGCATAAGAGTATGCCTATCAATGTTGATAGAGATACTCGTGTAACCTTCGGTGGTTCAAAGAAAAGTTAATTTTTTAACAATTCCGAAACCAGCGAATTAACCGTACTGGAGGCCCTTAGGGGCAGGTACATTTAAGGAGAAAACGTATGGCTAACGCGTCAACAACTGGGTTCGGTTTTAGACCCATTAAAAAAGTTGGTCAGTCTGACAATGTCGGTGCTCTTACAGAGTACAGCGTTGCAGCTTCTTCTGCTTTAATTTCGCACGCAGCAATGGTGCAATTAACTGCAGATGGAGTTGTTCTCGCTTCAGGTAACACAGATGCAAACAATCTGGGTACACTGAACGGCGTTTTCTACACTGACGCTACAACTAGTAAACCAACGTTCAGCAACTATTCACCAGCAAGTAACACTGCTACTGATATCGTTGCTTTCGTAAATGACGACCCAAGACAGGTTTATGAAATCATGTCTGCGGACACTGCATTCAACCAAAATGAAGTTGGTGGATGTGCTGACCAAGTCGTAAGTGCTGGAACGTCACCACTGTTTATTTCGAAATCAAAAATTTCGGCTACAACAAGTGCGTCTATCGCTCAACTTAAAATCCTAGGTGTTTCTAGAGATCCTGATCATTCTGATACAACTGTAGAGGGCTTTGCTCTTAGAGTTATTATCAATGAGCACATTCTTGGAAACAACGTGGCAGGTATATAAGGAGTAATTAAATTATGGCTATATCACGTAATCAACTAGTTAAAGAACTAGAGCCAGGTTTGAATGCCTTATTCGGCCTGGAGTATAAACAGTATGAACAAGAACATGCTGAAATATACACAACTGAGTCATCTGACAGAGCTTTTGAAGAAGAAGTTATGTTATCAGGTTTCGCTCAAGCACAAGTTAAACCAGAAGGTTCTGGGATAACTTACGACAATGCTCAAGAAACTTTTACAGCTAGATACACTCACGAGACAATCGCTCTTGGGTTTGCTATCACTGAGGAAGCTATTGAGGATAATTTGTATGACAGACTTGCGTCTAGATATACAAAAGCTTTAGCAAGATCTATGGCTCAAACTAAACAAGTTAAAGCAGCTGCACCATTAAATAATGGTTTACCTGGAGGTAGTTTTACTTCTGGTGATGGTGTAACTCTTTTCAACACAGCTCACCCAACTATTTCTGCAAGTTTCAGTAATACATTGGCGACACCTGCGGACTTAAACGAAACTTCATTAGAACAAGCAATGATTGATATCGCTGCTCTTACTGATGAAAGAGGTTTAAAGATCGCTGCGAAAGCTGTGAAGATGATCATTCCATCTGCACTACAATTCACTGCTGAAAGACTTATGAAGTCTTCACAAAGAGTTGGAACTGCTGATAATGATATTAACGCACTTGTATCTATGGGAATGGTTCCTGGTGGATACACAGTTAACCACTATTTAACTGACACAGATGCGTTCTATATCACTACAGACGTGCCTAACGGAATGAAGCATATGGAAAGAGCTCCATTGACTACTAAAATGGAAGGCGATTTCGATACTGGAAACGTAAGATACAAAGCTAGAGAAAGATACGTATTTGGCGTATCAGACCCTAGAGGTATTTTTGCATCACCAGGTGCTTAATCAATAATTTTGTGGCGGGACATAGTTCCGCCACAATCACTATATAGAAAGACAAAACCATGAAAAAATTCCTTGTAAACATATACGCATACGATCATCACGCTAAATTTGAAGTAGATTCTAATGATGACCCTGTTTCACTAGAACAATCAATAGTTGACAAACTAGGAGAAAAGAGTATAAGTTGGGAATCATCGGGAATGTTTTCGGACAGACCTTATCGAATAACTTATGAGGAAGTTAGTAATGATACAAGACCTATACAAAGCAAAAAGGTCCTTGGAGTTGAAGTGGGAACAGGAGCATCTATCTAATGGTAGATATACTCTTGAAATGGTCAGAATTGATGACAAAGTTAAAAGAGTCATCACTGACATTAAGTTAGCAGAAGCAGCTATCGCTCACAAACAAAATACTGTTGAAGGTATTGCTCCGCAAGTTTCAGTAGCTACTTAATAAAAAGCTACATCGTTGGAATAAATCCACTCCACATTACAGGCTCTCTTGCACTCTACTCAAATCTAGTATATAGTTTTATCACTATACAATTAATTGAATATCGACGCGTATAGTCGACGGCCTAGAGACGGTATTCAAATAACTAGGAGGATAACACTATGGC